CGATGAGATAGCCGAGCGCGGCCTCAACGGTTAGGCGGGTCCGGCTCGCTTCCGTGATGTGCACTCGGGCGAGGGTGTTGAGGGCGAACAAATCGACGGCGAACAGCGCCGCACGAGCGGCGCGGTCGCGGTCCTTTCGCTGCTGGTCTTCGGTGGTCATGTGGTCCTCCCGGCGGCGAGGCGACGGACCTGCTCGCGGGTGTAGCCGGTCGCCTTGACGATGTCGACCTGCCGGACACCAGCTGCCACGTCGGCGCGGATCTGCTCCGCAAGGTGCAGCCGAGCGGCCTCGAGCTCCTCGGCCGCCTTAGTGCGCCGACGAGCCGCCGCAAGTAGCGCCCTGCTGAGTTCGGTCATGGTTCCGATGGTCGCACACATGGCTCGGCCAATCAAGTAGGCAACGTCGCTTGACGGATGCAACGTGACGTTGCTATGATGGAGACAGAAGCAAGGAACTTGAAAACTCCAGAGCACCAGCCACTAGCCAGGAACCGGGACCCGAGAGGGCAGCAGGAGGGCTATCGGGAAACACCTCACCAGCGCGTGAGCCGCACAGACCAGCCCGTGTGGCAGCCGTACGGCGCCCGGGCACGACGCGAGAGATTCTCCCCTGCCGCCTTCGCTGGCGCCGCGTCACTCCCGCACCCCAACCGGGGGTGCCGGTCCGAGGGAGACGGACATGAGCAATACCAAGCGCATGGCGATGATCTCAGTCGTCGTGTGGCTGCTGCTGGTGGTCGCGGCAGCCGTCAGTGCAACGCACATCGTCGAGACGGCCCACAAGCTGGGCCTACACGACTGGCAGGCGTACACCACGCCCGCTCTGATCGACCTGGTCGCCATCGTCGGGAAGCTGTCGATGGCCCAGTGCTTCAGCCCCGCGTTCCGCCGCAGCGGCTTCCGGCTGCTGATGGCGGGCGCCACGCTCTCCCTCACGTGCAACGTGTACGCCGGCGAGAACCTGGGCGAGCGGGCCTTCGGCGTTATCGTCGTCGGCGCGTTCATGCTGCTGGAGCACCACGCGACAAAGGGCGGTCGGCAGGCGGTTGTGGTGGACCCGTCCGACGTGGACGAGGCATTGAAGGCCAAGCGGTCAGCGGCAGCCCACAAGGCGGCGGCGACACGCAAGCGCAACGCGGCGCGGCGGACGCGCAAGCCGCGTGCACCAAAGGCCACGACGGTGGCACAGCTCGAGGCTGCGTTTGCAGCCGAGAGCGCGCCGGTCAGCCCGGCACCGTGACCGACCGGACCTAGCGGGTTCGGCTGGTCGCTAGGTACAAAGAAGAGGCCCGCCCTGTCCAGCCGACAGGGCGGGCCTTTTTTGTGCCCTCGGTCAGTTCAGGCCACCGGCCGGCACGGTGCGCAGGTACTCGTCGATGTTGCCGGTCCAGGTGATGCGCGAGTCCGAGCACTCGTCGGTCTGTCCGTACGCGGGGGCGTGGTTGTCGCCCAGCTCGTAGAGCTTCTGCCCGGTCGCGTTCTTGTACGGGTAGAACCGGTTGTTGCGGACGACGAAGTCACCTTGTGCCGGATCCTCAGGGCAGTAGAACGTGTACGCGCCGCCGCCCATGATGTTGTTCTCGACTAGCCAGTGGCTGTTCAGCGTCGGGTTGGTGATGATCGCCGACGTCATCGGGTTGCCCTGCAGCAGGGTGTTGTGCCGGATGACGATGTTGCTGCCGGACTGCGCCTGGATGCCGTCGCCGTGCGGATCCCCCGGACCGTTCTCCGAACCCCGCAGGTACGAGTCAACGACCTGGGAGTTGTTGCCCATCTCGAGCGCGTTCTCGCAGTTGACCGACCAGATGCGGGTGGCCCGGAAGTTGGGGCCGGTGATCGCGCCAACACCGTGGGCCTGCCCGGCAGCGCATGTGACGTCGGTGTCGACGATGATGGTCGGCCCGCTGGCCGGAACAGCCTCGGTGTTGATGCCCCACGGCACCGTGGAGGTCAGGTTGATGACCGAGTTTCTGATGGTGACGTTGGCGGCGTGGACGTAGATCGCGCCGGTGTGCAGCCGGTTGTCGATGACGGTTCCGGCGGTGAAGATGTGCAGGTCTCCGCTGGTGGTGGCTGCGAACCCGCCGGTGAGGTGTCGTCCGGTGGTGGCCCGGTCCGGGTAGCCGCACGCGGCGAGCTGGGCCCAGCAGTTGGTCTGCAACGCCGGCGGCCCGGTGAGCGTCGGGCTGGGCGTTGGTACCGGGCTGCTGCTAGTTGGTACCAGACTGGAAGTTGGGCTCGGGCTAGGCGACTGCGGCGTACTCGTGGACGGGCTGCTACTGGGTGCCTGAGTAGCAGACGGCGAGGAGCTCGGCGAGGCCGAGGCCGCGGTGAGCCGGTCGATGATGACCTGCTGATCGGCGATACACGCGTTGGCCCGGTTGCGTTGCCCGCTGGACGTGGCGCCGGCGAGCAGGACCTGACAGTTGGCCTGCTGCACCCGGGCCAGTTCGAGCCCGGCCAGGCCGGCGTCGGCGCCCGACGCGCCGGCGGTTGAGGCGATCGCGGCGAGGGTGAGCAGGCCGGCCGCAATGCTGGCGGCGATGGCTCTGCGGATGGCGGCGGTACTCATGGGAGTAGCTCCCTAGATGTGACCCACCCCGGCCCAACCGGGTGTGTCCCCCGTGCAGTCGTGCTCACACTAACCGCGCGTCGTGTCAGTGCAGCTCCTCAGCGTTGGTCAGCGACGGCCCGCCGTCGCCGGTGCGCGACGCAGCTAGGGCTTTGAGGACGGACAGGCCGGCGCCTGCTAGCGCCATCACCGGCAGCGTCCACCACGGCAGAGACGTGTTTGGCAGTGCGCCGGCTCCCCAACCGACGAGAGCCACCTGCGCGGCGGTGCTGACCGCTCGCTCCGCGGTGGCCTTCCAAAACGCAACCTCGAAAATCATGCTCGCCTCCTCTTCGGGCTACTTCAACGCGACCAGCAGCAGGGCGGCTATGACGGTTCCGATGCATGTGAGCACCGCGCCGAGTGCGAGTTTGCGTGTGGTGCGGCGGTCCGCTTCCTCGTTCTCGTGGTCCTTCTCCAACTGCGCCAGCCGGTTTGTCAGCACCGCCTGCTCTGCGCGGTACACGTCGGTGCGCATCAGCAGGCCGAGCTGGGAGCGGAACTCCTGCCGAAAGTCGGCCAGTGTGCGTGCTATCTCGCGTAGCGACATGTCGTCATCGGGGAGTGGCATCATCGCCGGCTATGCATCTTCGGCAAGCTCGGCGCCTTCGGCTGCCGCTTTGACGAGTTCGTCATGCGTCGGTGCGCCAGCCTCAGCGCCGGCCTGCGCCGCGGCGGAGATCTCGGCGAGCTGCTCGCCGGTGAGTTCCACCTCCACTGTTTGCCCGGGCACGTAACCGAACATGACAGCTGACGCGTCGTAGACGGTGATCCAAGGTTCGCGGTCGAGCAGCGGCCCGGCGAGGCCGACGGCTTCGATCGCCGGCCACAGGGTGCTGGACTTGGGTGCGCCGCTTGGTGACTGCCGGCCCGACAGCACCCAGCCGATGTCCTGGATCCGGCCGGACAGCTTGATGAGGCTGGACCCGTTCCAGCCGAAGTGGCCTGCGCCTCCGAGATCCCTCAGAACTGCGAACATCTCTTTCTCCTTCGCTGGTATGCCGGTGCCGGTCAGGATCGTGTACAGGTCGGAGTGGTCCTCACCCGCACGCCCGCGGTCGAACGTCATGTGCAGGTGCCACAGGTGGGACGCGTCAGACGACGCGATCTGGTCGCGGATGTTGTTGTACCCGTCGACCCTCAAGTCCCCGTCCTTGTTGCCGTACCACTCGGTTATCTTCTCCAGCCGTCCACTGCGGACAGCGACGTCGAGCCGCTGGCACATGGCGATCAGTGCGTCGCGGGGAATCTTGATGTCCATGCCGGCGAGCCAGTCGCCGTCACCGCCGTCCCGGTTGCCGGGTGTCTCTGTGACGGTGTAGCGCCGGTCGGTGCAGTAGGTCGAGTGCAGAATCCAGTTGCGGGACCGGTGGGCGCCGCGCATGTGCCCGGGCGCGTTGTCGCCCTTGGCGCCGATGTTCCCGGCTGGCACGCCGTAGAACGCGCGGAGCCGTTCGGCGAGTGTTTGCATGGTCGGCGACATGTGTTCGGCGTTCCACATGCCCGCGGCGGCGCCGCCCTCGGTGCGCAGTTCCGCAGTCGTTGGCAAGTCAACCTCCTCGATCAGCGTCGGCGGGTGATTCGGTTGCGTGCCAGGTCAGCGAGCATTTGCGCGGTGGACATGTGCGACGAGTCAAGCTCGAGCGTGGCCGCCGCCTGCGACGCCGAATACTCCTTCGTCCAGATGCGGAAGATGGTCACCCCGTCCCGGGCGGTCGGGTTGAGCGCATCCACCCGTGGCAGCACCCCGCGCACCCGAATCAGCTCACCGGCCTTGATCTCCCACGGCATGACCATGCGGCCGGTGGACAGATCCCGGATCGGACGAGCCACCGCCAGCCGGCCGGCGTTGGGTGGGTGGGCGTGCTGGGCGAGGAACTGGTCGCCCACCCGGTTCGCTTCCGCCGACGACGCGATGTCATCGCCGAGGTCGATGAACGCTTCGCGGGTGAGGCTTGCCGCGGTCAGCTCATCCACGGTGGACGTCCGGCGGTTGGTACGTATCGCGCCCTTGTTGTCGACCCAACGCACCCGAGCGGCGTTGTACAGCCCATCACCGGAGCCGGGCGAGTCGAACCCGTCGGCGACGTCGGCCTCGTAGCGGACCGTCGACGGCCACGCGGCCCACTCGAAGCGGTGCTTGCCCGCCGAGTTGGACTCGTACGTTCCCCACCGGTAGTCGGGCTCGAGCAGCATCAGATCATCTAGTACCTGCGCGGGCATGATGCCGTCCGGGTATGCCAACTGGGCGATCGCGTAGGAGGTGGTGGCGATGCTGGCGTTCGAGCCGTCGTAGGAGGTAAGCAGCCGGCCCAGCAGGTCGGCAACCACCTCGCTCGCCAGCACAGTGTTGGTGGTGTAGCTGGTCGTCTTCTCGGTGCCGTCGGCGTTGTACCGCATCGCCAACACAACCGGGTCGATCGCAACACACCATGTCACATCATCGGCGACGGTTGTGGCTCCGCCGGTGCGGATGCCCCGGACCTCCACGGTGTTGCGCCCGTCGGGGAAGTCGGTCACGACCACCTTGGCCGAGGAGGCACCGCCGGCTGTGTTCCAGTTCTCGGCCCGCGAGTTCTCGCCACCGCTGCCCGCGGTTCTCGTCACACCCTGGATCTGGTAGTCGCCCGATGTGACCCCGGCGTCCCAGGTGTAGTCGTAGCGGGCCAGCTTCTGCCCGGCCCGGTGGATCGGCCAGTACCGCATGACCGCACGAGAGTTGGTGACGAGGGCCAGGCCCTGCGGGAACTGCATCAGGATCGCCTGCTCGTCGGCGCTGCTGGTGCCGCCAGGGTTGGCCGACACCTGTTCCTTCGCGCCGGGTGTGTTCTTGTCTGCCGGCTCCCACGCGGTCAGGCGACCGTCAACGTAGATGAGTGGCACGGTGCGGTCGTGTGCGTGTCCCGACGGCCCAATGGCGGTGAGTTGCCACACCTGCCCGTCTGGCCGGTTGCCTCGGCCGGGGTCCTCAATGCGGCCCTCCCACACGACGGACCCGTTGCGGGTGTCGTAGACGTAGCAGCGCGAGTAGTACTCGAACTCCAGCGGGTCGACCGTTAGTGGCCGGTCCAGCGACATGGAAGCCGACGCCCACCCGCCGGTGGCGACCTCCCGGAATCGCAGGTCGCGCAGATCCTTCGTGACGTGCCTGTCGCCGCGCGCTGTAGCCAGCCGCACCGACAAAGGGACCGGAATGCTCATGACGCCACCGGCCTGATGAACAGATACCGCGGCCAATAGTGAGCGCTGATGTCGTACGTGCTCGCCACCGTGCTGTTCACGCCCGGGATGGTGATGTTAAGCGACGTCAACATGAAAACCCGGTTCGTCACTCCTGGCTTGACCATCGGGAAGCCGCCCGCCAGTTGGGCCCACTTGGTCGGAAAGACATCGGCGCTGCCGGCGAACGGGTCGGCGCCGTTCTCGTACACATAGACCGACTCAGTCTCTGCGTCGATCAACGCGTCATAGCTGGTGTCCTCGGCGAATCCGGTGAACCAGCTAAGCCACGACTCGTCTGCCGGCACCAGCAGGATCAGGTCCCAGTCAAGGTTTTCCGCCGCCCCGGTGCGTGCCGCCTCGATGCGGATTTGCTGCGCCAGAAGCGGAGCCTCGGAGCCGAACCGGCCGGGCCGTACCTCCTTCTCCGGGCCGATGTTGAACAGCCCCAGGTCGACGAGCTGGCGGCTGGTGGACTGCGGGATGGTGACGGTGGGTCCGTTGGCGTCGGCACCGCTCCAGCTTGCGTCCCAGGAGGTGCGGGCGGTCATCACCGAGGCGGCGGCGCTGCGCCGCACAACGACGAACACCCGGTAGGTGCCGCGGATGGCTTTCTTCTGCCCGTCGGTGAGCCCGTTCCCGATCGACCAGGTCAGCCGGGTCTGCATCGTGGCTGTGGCGAAGTCGGTTCGCAGGTAGTTGTTCGTCCCGGTGCCGGACATGGCCGCGTCTGGGCCGCCGCCAGGGTTGGTCGTGTCGGTGCCGGCCGTGACGACTGCAATGTCCTCGGCCTGTGCGAACCACACAAGGTCGGAGGGCGTGCCCCGGCTGCGGGTGGCGAGGATGCCGAACGGGTGCAGCCCTGACGAGATGTCTTTGATGATGAGCGGGGCGGGCACGTCACCCTTCACACCGGTCACGTCGAAGAAACCACCGCGGGTGGCGGCGGCCGGGTTGTTGGTCACCACGCCCACGGCCACATCCTCACGCAGGCCGTAGGCGAACGGATCGGCTGGGATCTCAAGCGTCGCCTTGCCGAGCTCCACCAAGGTTTTCAGCATCTTGAATGTGTAGTCCGGGGCGGCGAACGTCCGGAAGAAGTAGGGCACAGTGCCGAGTTGGACCCGCAGAATGTTGCTGTCCCGGGCCAGCTCCCGGCCGAGGCGTTGCAGTTGAGTGGCCGCCTCGTCCGCCGAGCTCGTGAGCAGTTGCACCGGAAGTACAAGTGTCCGGTTGCCGTAAGTCCAGCCGGTGATCTGCTCACCGTCGGTGAGCATGCTTGATGCGATCGAACGCCGCACCGGCGCCGGGGACAGATCGAACCCGTCGCCGATGCGTAGCAGCCCAGCGTTCAGATCAAGCCGAACGGTCGGCGAAGCCGCGACCGAATCCACGAACTGCCACAGCGCCATTCAGCGTCCCCTCACATAAAGATCGGCCTGTGCACCGATCCGGTCATCGATGTGAACCTGCACCGGACGGGATTCAATGATCCGGGCCAGGGCCCGCAGGTCATCCGGGTCAAGCCGGACAGTCCCTCCACCGGCCTCGCGCTGCCAACCGCCGATCGGAGTGTTCGCCAACCCTGCCGGCCCAACAGGCAGCGGCAAGGTCAGGGCACCGTCGAGTTGGCGGGCACGCAGGCCGAAGCCGACAGCGAAGCCCTCCACCGTGTTGGCGCCAATCTCGGCGAACACCTTGGATGGGCTTTCGATGCCCAGCAGGCGCCGCACCGGGCCGGGGACGAACTGATTGATGAAGCCGCGAACCTTGTCCGCCACCCAGCTGCCCAACGATTGGATACCCTCCCACAAGCCGCGCACGATGTCGGCGCCGGCGTTGTAGAGCAACGAACCCAGGTTGCCTATCGCCGCGAGAATGCGGCCCGGCAGACCGGCCACGAAACTGATCGCGCCGCTGATGCCATCCGCGACGGCCTGCCTGACACGGTTGAATGTGTCAACAAACCATCCGACGATCACACCGATGCCAGCCAAGATCGCCTTAAAGTTCGCCACGAAAGTGTTGATGCGTTGCTCTATCCAGCCGGCCACGGCAGCGACCACATCCTGAATCAGCTGCCAGTAGAACTTGAAAATGGCGACGCCGAGTTTGATGACGTCCTCGATGAAGTGCCAGCCCTTCTTGAAGAAGTCGGCGAACGGGCCGGCGAACCATCCACCGACCGCTTTGAGGAATCCCCAGATGTGTTCCCAAATGCCGATGAAGAAGTTTCTGAATCCGGCGGAGTGGGTCCATAGGTAGAAGATCGCGGCGACGAGTGCGATAACCGCCAGGATGATCAGCCCGATCGGGTTGGCGTTCAGCGCGATGTTCCACAGCCACTGCGCCGCGGTGACGATGCCGGTCCACACAGCAATCGCCGTCATGGCGACTTTGTAGGCCACGAACGCGGCGGTCAGACCGATGACAACGGCACGGAACACCTGCGCGCCCGACGATCCCTGGTTAACCCAGCCGACCAGATCGTGCAGGGTGGTCACGACATCCTTGATGACCGGCCACACCACGTTTTGCAGGATGTCTCCGATCACGGTGAACACCCGGTGCGCTATAGCGCCGAACTGCTCCATGAACCCGGCCCCGTCCCGGACCCCGCCGGACCAACCTTTGGTGAGCAGTTCGATACCGACGCGCAACGCCGGCTCGACCTTGCTGGTGAAGATCTCAGACACCTTGCCGATCGCCGGGAGGAGCAGGCCGCCGAGCAGCTCCTGGAAGTTGCCCCACGCCACCTTCGCCTTGTCGGCCGGGGTCGCCGCAGCCTCGGCCGCGCCGCCGAACTCGACAGCCAGCTCGCCCAGAATGATTTTCTGGGCGGACATGACGTCCCCGACCTCGACAAACTTTTTCACCTGCTCCGTCTGCTGCTCGGTGAGCTGCACACCCGCCCGCCGCAGAGCGGTGACACCTTTCACCGGATCGTTGAGAGCCTTGCCCACGAGGATCGACGCGCTTTGCAGATCGGTTTTCAGTGCGACGGACAGGTTCAGCGCCGCCAGGTTGGTCTGATCGAAAATGTCGTTGCCCTCACCGGCGGCATTCTTTATTCCGGTGAATGTGGCGATGACATTGGCGCCGTGCTGGATCAACTCATCGTCCACACCAGACAGCTGAGACAGCTTGGTCGACAACGCTCCGATCTGGTCCGCGGTCACACCGGCCGCGCCGCCGGTGGACTTGATGACGGCCTCGGTAGCTCGCATCACCACAGCCGACTCTGTGGCCTGCTGCACCGAACCCTTCAGGAACGAGAACACCTGCACGCCGGCGAAGATGGCGGCGGCGCGTTTGACCAGTCCGCTGGCGAAGCTGTCACCCGCGTCGGTGCCGTGCGCCGACATCTCCTGCTTGAAACCACCGGTATCAGGTCTCAAACGGACAAATGCCTCGCCGATCTTCCGTCCTGCTATGGCGCACCTCCCTCGACCGACGGATGGTCGAACCCGCCGACGAATGCCGCGATCTCATCGGCCCGGTCCGTGCCCTGCGCCCGGTAGATCGGTTCGGGGTTCGCCACGTTCTCCATGCGGTCAAGACCCTCCTCGGCCACACCCAAAGCGGAGAGCACGTCGCGGCGGTGTGTCCAGTCGCCGGCGAGGACGAACACGACCGCGATGGCCTCACCGACCGGCAGGCTGTTCAGCCAGCCTGCTGCTCCTCCGCCTGGGCTAGCAGCTCCCTCACCCGGTCCTCGTCGATCGGCATCTCGTCCACAGTGCCCTGCGAGAGCGATACGACCCGCAACGTACGGCCAGTGCTCGTCGGCCCAGCGGGCGAGTCCGACGGCCGTTGCGTAGGGTGGCTGCTCAGGTCCTCCAGCACGTCGTGCAGCACCCGCACGATGGTGTCCTCATCGGTTCGGTGTGTGCGGATGTGCTCCCGGAACCGGTCGTAATCCTCGCCGAGAAGCAGCTTGAAAAACTCGCCGATCGCGGCCGCGCCTTCGGGGCTGGCCATCTCCTGGTTGGCGAACCGGCCCAGCTCGGTGATGTCGAGGAACGTGACCGCGTCGCCCGGGTGGAACACCACCCCGTCGAGCTCGAACGGTTCGGCCTTGCGGCCGTCGGAGCGCGACGTGTACTTACGCACCATCACGCACGCCCCGGCGAGATGAAGATGGCCCGGAACGGCTGCAGGCCCGTGGCCGGCTTCTCGCAGTTGAGTTCCATGTTGTAGCCGGCCTTGTCGGCGCCTTTCTTGCGGGTCGGTTCGACCGCGCCGGTGGACAGGCACTGCCGGAAGATCCACCGCTCTTGGTTGTCGTCGGACTGCCATAGGTACATGGCCCGGACCTCGGTGCCGAACGCCGGCGGGTCGAACAGCACGAGGCCGGCACCGGCGGTGATGATGCCACCGTTGAGTGCCCGTTTCAGGTTGGTGGCGGTGACCTCGGCCAGGGTGAACGACACTTTGATGGTGCGGCCGGTGGGGGCGTATTTGATCGGGTCGAGTTCTTCGGCCACCTCGACCGGGGCGACATTGAGCTGGTAGGAGAACTTCGATCCCTCGAATGTGTAGCCCAACCCGGCCCAACCCAGCGGCAGCGCCGTGGTCAGGTCGGTGGGCTCGGTCGTGCCGAGAGCCGCGATGGACAGCGTCCCCGGCCCGAGCGCGATCGCTGATGGAGTGCCCATGTCACCTGTCCCTAGTCGTAGATGTAGTGCTGCAGGACCCGCCAGGCGAACCCTTGCGCGGCCTGGAATTTGGTGCCGGATTCGGGAAACCCGAGATAGTAGTGCGCCTTGTCCCAGCCAGCGTCGAAGGCGCCGACGGCACGTGGAGCGGGGTGCACACCGACCGACGCGCCGCCGCCGCCGCTGTGCTGGGGGGTTGCTTCTCTGATCTGTTCGGCCATACCCTCAGCGCCCCGGCGGACGTACGCCACGATCGCCGGGTCGCCCCGCAGTTGCTGGACTGCGTCCGCGTCGACCACGAACCGGACGTGCGCGCTGACACCGAACATGAACGGGCTCCGCTCAGGCAGACGTACCGAGGATGACCACGTCATACGTGACCGATGTGCCGCCAGCGGAGTTGGTCACCCGCAGCAGATCGGACGCGCCGGCGCCGACGGCCCAGCCGGCCGCGTCGGGTCGGCCGACCATGAAGAACCCGCCCGGTGCCACAGCGACGGTGTGTGTCGCAGCCCCGAACGGCCCCACGAACTGGGTCGCGGCGGCGTTGCCCACCACACAGTTGTTTGTGTTCGCTGCGTACGCGGCCACGGCGATCAGCTTGACCTTCGCGAACGTGAGCGCCGCCCCGAACGCGTCGAGCAGCACACCGGCCAGGTCGATGTCGTCGGTGCCGGACGCGGTGATGGTGCGGGTGTCCGACCACACTTTGTCGGCCTGGTTGGCGCCCGTGCCCGAGTCCAGTGAGAACCCGCGGGTGAACTGGAGCTCCGACTTCTGCGTCTGAATGTCGAGCCCGCCGATAAGCGTCGTCAGCACAGAAAGGCCGACACTAGTTCCTGACAGGGGCATCGCGCTCTCCTAGATGTTCGGTTGGCTGATATGGCTCTACTGCTTGAAGTCCGACTCGACGCCGACGTAATAGGTCAGGGTTGAGGTGACAGTCGTGTCGGTGACGCCCTGATCGCACTGGCCGCCGGAGATGCGGGTGGTGCTTCCCCCGCCGGCCAGGTGCCGATCAGTTCTGAACAGGGCGCCGATCTCCTCACCGATTGCCTCGGCGATCAGGTCGCTGACTTCGCAGCCGCGTCCGTCCTCGGGGGTGGGGATCTCGATCCGGATGTGCACCCCGATCGTGGCTCTCTCATGGGTGAGGATGTCGCGGCCGTCGACGGCCTCGTCTTCCTCGGGCTGGTCGAAGACGATCCCACCGCCGTAGACGGTGTGCCCCTGGCCGAATCTGCCCGGGTCGCTGTAGGACACGAGCGCGTCGGAGAGCGCGTTGCCGGGTAGGTGCGAATGTTCCCGCATCCGGTCGAAAATGGCCCGCTTGGCGGCGTACGAGTTGGTTGTCATCGCTGCGCCAGCCAAAAGGTGGGGTTGCCGTTTCGCAGGTAGGCGGCGTCGATGTCGGGGGATCCGGTGGATCGTTTCCCGGCCTGCGCCATCCGGTATATGCCGCCCTCGAGGATGGTGTACGAGATGGCCCGGTCGGGGACCGTGTTGCGGTTGGCGGTTGCGAGGTAACGCATCCGCAGCATCGCGTTGTCGCTGACTTCGCCTGGCGGGTAGTCCAGGCCGTACTCGTATTCGACGATCACGTTGCGGTGCCCCGCCGGCCAGATGCCACCGTCGTCGCGGATGAGCACACCCGATGGTTGTGCGGCGACCGCGGCGAGCGACCCGGCGTCCATGTCGACGAACGTGGCACCGGCCCGGTCGGCGAGTTTGCAGGCACGCACCGTGCGCAGGTCCATGTCGGGGGCGACGAGCTCGGTGGTGCCGGTGCCGTCGAGCACGAACCGGGCGAAGCGTGGCACGAACGCCCGGTGGGCGATGGCTTCGGCTTCCTGCTCGGTGGCGATGCGTTTGGCGGCGAGCAGCTCCGGCGGGTATCGGCTGGTGTTCCACGGTTGCTGCACACTGCCGAACGTGGACCGGGCCTGACCCAGGTCGAACAGGAACCCGCCCACGTGCTCAATGTGGTCGGTCACCTTGACGGGTGCGCCAGCGACCGTGCCAGTCCAGTCCAGCGACCACGCATCCAGAAGGGCGGACGCGGGCAGCGCGTGCTCATACAGGCCGGGGCTGCCGGGGTGGGTTGCGATGGCCGGCGCCGCGACGGCGGTTCCGTCGAGTCGCTTGACGGTGGCGGTGACGTCGCCGGCGGCGTCCGTCGGGACCTCGTCGACGGTGAAGGTGTGCGAGACGGTGAGCTTGGTTGTCACCAAGGCCCGGAACAGCGCCACCGCACACCTCCCCTCGTCTTAGGTCTGCTCGGGGACGTGGACGACGCCCCAACCGAACGGTCGCCGGATCTTGGACAGGATCTCCCCCGTGGCCCACCCGTCGCGGGTGATGGGCCACACCTTGTGCACCTCGGCCCGGGTGTCGCCCTTGCTGGCGATGTCGTGCACGAGGATCAGCCCACCCGGCGCGACGAGCGGCGAGTACATGTCGAAGTCGGCCCGCAGCCCGTCGGTGGTGTGGTCGCCGTCGAGGACGAGCACATCCACCGCCCGGTCACCCAGCGCGCCGGTGAGCCAGGCCAGCGACGCCGGGGCGTGCGAGTCGCCGCGGTGCACCAGCGCCCCGTGTGTGATCAGCGCCTCGCCGGACCCGCCGGTGGCGAACCCGTTGTCCGGCAGGGTGATGCCCAGCACGTCGGCGCCGGTGCGTGTCCAGGCGTACAGGGTGCCGCCCCGGTCGCAGCCGATCTCGACGATCACCTTCCGCGCGGCGGGCAGGTGGCCGTGGATGAGCTCGAGGACTTCGGCGAGCTCCTCCTCACGCTGGGCCGCACCGTGTTTAAACACGGCGTCGTGGGCGACGATCCCGGCCTCGGTGGTGGGCGCCGGAAGGCACAGCAGATAGTCGGCGGCCACGGCCACCGGCACCGGCCCGTTGGGCGACCAGGTCGTCAGGTTCGACTTGACGACCTCGTAGGTGTAGCCCAGCTTGTCGAGGGTGGCGTGCAGCTCGTCGCGACTGTAGTAGCCGTACGCGTCGTGGCATTCGAGCAGGATCGCCGGGTGGTGTTTGGCGAGCAGCCCGGACAGGCCGCGCAGCGCGTGCAGGTCTGCGCCCTCAACATCCATCTTGATCAGGTCGAGTTGCTTGAGCTCGGCCAGGGCTGGTTCCGCGTCGAGCCGGCCGGCGCCCACCACGATCACCGGGTTGATCTCGTCGGAGGTGTGCTCGGACAGCGGCACGGTTCGGGTCGACCCGCCGGCGAGCCGGTTGTTGGGGTCGTCCAGCTCGAGAGTGGCCGGCTGGTCCCACGCCGCCATTTCGAGGATGGTCACGTTGTCGACGAGGTTGATTGCGATGTGCTGGCGCAGGCTGTCCACTGTGGCCGGGTTCGGTTCGACCGCGAACACCTGCGACGCGCGGCGGGCCATGCGCAGCGACCACCGTCCGATGTGGGCGCCCACGTCGAGGAACACCCCGCCGTCGGGCATGACCCGGTCCATGATCTCGGCCAGGCCAGACTCGTGGTCGCTGTGCCCGATCCAGTCGTCGGTACGGCTGCCCCGTTCGATCCACGTGAACCCGTCGGACGTGCGGAACTGTGGGGTGAGCTCATCCGGGTCGGCGATGCGGAGCAGATCTTCCCGCCGGCGTTGGATGCTGGCCTCGATGGCCTTGAGCGCCGGCACCCAGTATTCGGCGGTGATCAGGTCGGCGTCGTAGGCCTGGGCGTGGGCCCACGCCAGGGCGCGCATGTTGTCGTCACGGGCCTGGTCGTACGCCTGCTCGTACGCGTCGGCGATGCCGCCGATCAGCGGCCGGCGGGCCCACGCCCGCTGCCCGTCGTGCCACAACGGCTCGCCCGGAACTTTCCACCCGGCGCCGACGAGCTCCGGCATGGCGGTCGTGTCGGTCACGACTACGGGCGTGCCGCACGCTTGCGATTCAATGATGCAAATCCCGAACCCCTCACCCCAGGATGTATTGGTGAATACGTCCGCGGCCCGGTAGATGTCGGCGACCGCGCCGGCCGGCACACCGGTGCGGTAGGCGTACTGGTCGGAGTAGATGTACGACCCGCGGGGCAGGTCGGCGAGCAGGTCCCGCAGCTTGACCCCGACGGGCGAGTCGATGTCGGTGTGCAGGACGAGCATCGCGTCGGAATGGCGGCGGCGCAGTTCGCCGAACGCGCGGATCTGCTCGGAGAACGCTTTACGCGCGCCGTCCTTGCCGACGTTGGCGGCGACCAGCGCCACCACGAACGCGTCCTTGGGCAGGCCGACGGCCTGACGGGCCTGGTCCTTGTCGCCCGGGTGGAACACTGCCGTGTCAACCCCGTGCGGTACGTACAGCGGGTTGAATCCGTTGTCGCGGAGCTGACGCTCGCCGAAGCGGGACATGGCGATGGGGATGGCGCCGGAGTTCTCGAGCCAGTCGTGAACGATCGGGGGCATCGTCTCGTGGTCCATCGGCGCCCAGGCGGCGACGTTCATGTCGGGCAGCAGCGGCGCGTCCAGCACCCACGTGTCGCACAAGGTGATGATCAGGCCGCGGGTGGCGGCCTCCCGGACGGTTTTGGCGTCGGCCGCGCCGAAGTGGCTCATGGCGTGCGGCACGATGACGTCGGTGCCGTAGCTGGCCGAGTAGGACGGCAGACATTTGATGCCTTGCCACATCAGCGCCGCGCCCTGCACCCCGTAGAAACACGAGATGGCCAGGTCGTGGCCGAGTGCTTTGATCCGGGGGGCGAACAGCGCGGTCTGCTGCCCGTACCCCGTCGGGGCCCAGGGAGCAACACTGTGCCACATGATCTTGATCGGACTCACCCGGCCTTTCGTAGCAGTCGGGCAGGGCCGACGTAGTGACCAGCGGCGTAGCTTTGCCAATTGCTGTGTTTGCGATTCCAGCCAACCTGGCTACCGCAGCCGCACTGGCAGCGTGGCGCTTCGCCCGCTTGTTCCCGTCTCGCGGCTGCTCCGCGTGCCCGTACACCGTCTGCGCCGATGACCCCGTCGTAGATCATGTGGCAGGAGCGACACAGTTCGCGGTAGTCGGCACGGTCGCGTGAGTGGGTATGTCCTTTGAGGAGTGCGTGGTCTGTCGCCTCACCGGACTTGCCGCACTCGTCACAGATCCCCGTCTTGGGGAAGTGCTTCTGGAGATACGTGTGTATCGCGCGATAGCCGGCGGCGTCGCCTTTCCACCAGGCCGGATGGCTGGCCCTGAGGTGGTGTCCTCTCAGGAACCGCGCGGGAGTTGGCTGGCCGCAGCCGCATTGACAGGTCTTCACCCGCCATCACCTGCGCGGGTTGCCTTGGCCGCCTTCGCGTCGGCCTTCGCCTCGGCAGCATCGGACTTGGCATCGGACTTGGCATCGGACTTGGCATCCGCCTCTGACTTGGCATCGGCCGCGGCGACGACCGCCTTGGCTGCGGCCAGCTCGTCGATCAGTACGGCGACGCCGTCGTTGACCCGGGCGGTGTAGAACGCGACCGCGGTCTTGTCGTCGTCGTCGACGTCGACGACCTGGTCGGGACCCCACGACGTGATGCTGCCGTCGGGGCCGACGCCGGCGATGGGACCGAGCATCTTGACCTTCATGCCTTCGTCTCCGTCCGCTTGTACGCCAGGTACTGCTCCCGCTCGGGGAACGAGCCGCGCCGTTCGCCGGTGAGCAGGTTGTCCAGCACCGCCCCCGGCTCGTGGGGCCAGTGGTGGATCTCCGCCTTGCTGACGGTGGCGCCGGATCGGCGCAGCCGCCGCACGTACTCCCGAGCGATGCAGTCGACGCAGTCGCGCCGCTCGCAGCCGATGACGGTCTCTCCGTCGCCCTTGTCTCGTTCGCAACCGTGGCCGCCGACAGCGACGACGGTTACCTGAAATTCGCCCATTCTCGTAACTCCTTCTCGTGAACCGTTTTCGGTCGTTCTTTACTGGTGCCCGCCGCCGCTACCACCGCCGGCGTCGGGGTGGCGTGACGTCGGGTGGGCCGGCGGGTGGGCCGGGTCGGCTGGGGTGGCCGGTGCGACGTCGCCGTGCAGCTGGGCTTCGGTTGAGGCCGCCTCGCCGGGGACGGCCGGAAGGTCGGCGCCGCCTCGGGTACGACCGGTGATCTGTGCCATTCGGGGGTACCTCGTCCTTCCGGTTCAGGTCGTAAACACGTCCAGCGTGTTGGTCACGTTGGTGTTGGCCGAGAACGTGACCCGCAGGTAGCGCCACGGCCGGTTGGCCTGCAGGTCGTGACGATTTTGAGTAGAGCCGGCCCCATGCGGGCGCCACGGTCGATGACGTTGGTTGTGACACCGTTGCCGACCTGCGCCGCGCAGAGGCTGGCGGTGTCGGCCCCAGCACCGCCGCCACCGTCAGCCTTGAGCGTCGTCATTTAGCTACCCCCTAGAGCAGGTACTTGGCGAACGCCGCCGGGCGCATCACATCTCCGCCGACACGCAGCTTGAAGATGAACGCGACCAGGCCCAGCTCGGCGAACCGCTCGTCCAGACGCTGCACGGTGATGCGCTGCCGGTCCGCCACCAGGTAGCCGATCGCCGGGTCACCGAACATGACCGACGGGTCGACCGCGGTGGTCGTCGCGGTCATCGCCGGCAGGCCCTCCAGGGTGAAGAACCGCTTACCGAAAAGGGTGTCCGGCTCGCCCGCCCGCACGGAGGGCTGCCACAGGTAGTTCGATGTGGAGTCCTTGAGCAGCGCGATCGATTCGGCCGCGTCGCCGGACGTGAAGAACGCACCGTTGGTGCGGAACCGGCCCCCGACGCGGTACATGAGGCTCTTGAGCTCGTCGGGTTTGATCAGGCCGGTGGTCGACGCGGTAACGCCCTGAGTGATCAGCGGCGACGCCTGCGTGGCCCGCATCGCCAGACCCCACGGCTTGGATGTGCCGTTGCCGTTCGCGAACGCGTCGTCTTCCATCTGCGCGCACAACTGCCCGACGATGTCCTGGATCAGGGCGATCAGGTTCGCGTCGGTGTCGGCGAGCTCGTCCACACCAATCTTCGACATGGCGATCAGGTCGTGGACCTCGATCACGTCGACCGGTGTGTTCGGCACAACGTTCGCGTCGGTCGGTGCCGCACCCAGGACTTCGATCTTTCCCCAGCCGGCGGTGGCCTGCGTGAGGGAACGAAGGTCGACCTTGTTCGACGACGTCGGCCGGATCGTCGGCCCCGAGGAGCGGAAGATGCCCAACCGCGGCAGGGTCTTGAAGATCGGGCCGGCGATGTCGTGGGGGACGATGACCTCACCGGTGGCGTCCTCGATCAGGTTTGCCTTCTCGGTGACGTCCAGGCCGGCGAACCACGGCTCGTTCTTCCAGCCGTTACGCATCGCCTTGGCGAACAGCTCGAGCTGCCGGCGCTGGGTCGCCTCGGCGTACTGCGCGTTGTCGCCGCTCTTGCCGACCTGGGCCGCTGCTGCGGCGGCGTCCGCGGCAAGCGCGGCCGGGACCTGGTCGGGGGCCGAGGCCCACTTCTCCATGTCGTCCTGGCTCTTCTCCAGCGACGCGGCTTCCTTGAGCCGGGCCGCCTCCCCGAGCAGGGTCTTCATCTTGGCCGCGTCCTCGCCCGGGATTTTGGTCGGGTCGGCGTGCCGGTCGCGGATGGTCCGGGCAAGGTGGATGCATTGCATCGCCTTGTCCATCAGGGATTTCTGCGATGTGTCGGACATGTGGGGTGACTCCTACGTGCCGGAGCGCTCAATCTCTGCCGCGAGGGCGTCGAGATCAACGCTGGTCTTAGCCGCGCTCAGGCTGGCTAAGAGGTCTTCGGCGAGTGAGGAGTTCGAGTCGCCGCCGGGTGGACCTGCGTCCGGGCCGGATTCACCGATCAGGCCAAGAGCGTACGCCGAAGCGTCGTCTGAAAGATCGGCCGTCTTACCCACATCATCACCCACACCGACGCCGGCGTCACTGACCACACCGGACAGAACCGGATAGCGGGCCTTGATGAGCTGCTCGATTGCGGCGCGGCGGACCGGTTCGGACGAGATGCCCAGGGCCGCGCGCATGTCGTCCTCCCACACCGGCAGCAGTGTCAGCGCCCGCTCGTGGCCGTCGACGTGGGCTTGCAGGTGGGCCTTGACGACGGCCTGCTCGTCCTCGTTTAAACCCGAAGACGCCAGCCGGGCCAGGCCGTCGCGCACCGCGGACAGGACGGCGGGGGTGCCGGCGCCGGCGATGTGGTGCGGGAACAGGTAGCTGGCCTTCGCGGTCGCGTCCGCGCCAGCGCGGAGGTGGGCGAACATGTGCCGGTACTCGGCCTCGGTGCTGGCCTTGGCGAGCTGCTCGGCCGCATTCCACATCTGCTCGACCACGTCGGTGAGGTGCGTGCCACCGGCCTTGGCCGAGGTGGTCACGGCGAGCAGGTTGGCCGGGTAGGGGGTGAGCGCGACCTGGGCCAGACCCACCTCCTGCAGCAGCCGGATTGCCTTGCCGTTGCGGATGGTGCTCGATTTCCTGACGATCGGCCCGAAGATTGACAGGCCGCGCAGGTGTCCCTCTTTGGCTAGCGTCCGGTTTTGCTGCGCCTTGGGGGTGGAGGCGAAGGCGGCGTGGATCCGCAGCCCGTACGGTGTTTCCTCGGCCGACTTGAGCGACCCCAGGACCGCATCATTCGAGAACTCGTGACCCTCGGACAGGGGGACAACGCGACCCGATCCGCGCATCGCGTCCAGGGTTCGCTTGAAGGCCCCCGGCACGACGATGTCGTCCTGGTCGTCGACGACGTTGTAGACCGACGCCCAACCCTCCAGGCCGCCGGTGTCGGACTTGGCGGTCAGGTCCCAGGTGATGGGGACCACACCGCCGGAGCCCAGCCGCAGCCATTCGCCATCAGTGCCCATGTTTCAGCCTTCCACCGTCGCGGTTCGGGCGAGGAGCGTCTCAAGCTCGCCGTCAGATAGTTCGATGCCGTACTCGGCCGCGACCAGCCCGAGGCTGGCGCTGACCTGCTCAGCCGGAGTCGGTTCGGCGTCGATGGCCTGCGGGGTGACACCGCCCGGGTTGAGGAACACGTCACCCACCGGGCCGATCGCGGGTAGGCCGATGATGACGCGAAACTCGTTGCGGGTGATGCCACCGGATTGCAGCGCCGATACGCCCCGCGTCCACCGGGCACCCTCGGCCTCTTTGAGCGCCAGCACCCCGGAGTTGTCCCAGTCCGTCCGCAGCCGCCGCCGGCCCGCCCCCTGGAAACCGGGCAGCAGGAACGAGCGCACGGGTTCGATGAAGCGCCTCTCCTCGGAGAACATGGCCTCTTCCCAGAATGAGAGCCGCGCCTCCCGGTAGTCCTTGTAAGCGTTGTGGGTCAGGCCGACCTTGGTGCCCACCAGGATCGGCTCGACACCCAGCGCACCGCAGATGCGGGTCTCGGATTGGTCACGCAGATCGGGGAACTCGAGGTTTTCCAACGTCATCCCGAGCATCTGCAGCTTCATGCCCTTTTGCAGGAACGCAGGCCGCCCCCGCCGTGGCCCGCCGAACGCGTTGGTCCACATCGAGGTGAGCCGCTCATGCACCGCCGGTGTGACCTCAGCCTCGGACTCGATCACGACCGAGGGCTGCGCGTGGTTGCGCAGCAGACTGTCCACAAAGTCTGTTGCCGCGTTGTCCAGCGACACCGCCCGCGCCGCCGGCCGCAGCGGGGGCTGGCCGAAGTAGCGCTGCCCCGGGTCGTTCGGGTTCGGATTGGGGTAGCGGATCCGGATGATGAACGTCTGCGAGTCCTTCGCGGCCGGCGACCCGGCGTCCGGGATCGGGATCCAGATTTCCGGACGTTGCGGATCCGGCCGGTAGATCCACACATAGGCGGCCGGATCCCGCGGGTCGGGCAGCACCCCGACCAGGTCCGGACGCAGCGGCCACAACTGCGACGGCAAACCGTCGCGGCCCTTGACCACAAGCCAGAAACACGTACCGGCCAGATCCTTGTACGTCACCGACAACTCGAAAAACTCAAACTCCGACGTGATCGGGTTCGGCTTCTCAAACAGAGTCCGCAGCCGGTGGTCGTCAATTGGGGCACCGGTCCCGGCAGGCCCCGCCGGGTACACCCGCAACACCGCCTGAGGCAGCGACTCGGCCCGGTACCGCACACACGCGTAGACGAGCTCGTTACGGCCGTATCCGGCGGACGCGTAGTTGCTGAACGACCCGTCCGCCTCGAGCGCACCGGCCAGGTTGGGCCGGCCACCGCCGAACGCGTCCAGGACCATCACACCCTGGGTGCCGTCAGGGATCGCCAGGCCTTGCTTCTCGACGCTGGTCAGCCAGCCCACCGGCGGCCTCCGTCAGTTACGGGGTCGTGCCCGGCCGGGGATCCCAGCCGAGGAGCAGCCCCACACCAGCGGCCAATCCGCCGAGAACAATCAACGCCCACCCCGGACCGAACACGAGGCTCGTACCGAACGGCACGAGCACCAGCGCCACCGGGGTTATCCCCATAGCCACCTGATGCCGGCCGGTGCTCAGCCACCGCCACGCCTTACCGGCAGCAACCGCCGTCCAGTCACGCGCGTTTGTCGCGAGCGTCCGCACCCGCGGCGGCACCGGGGTTAGGTACACGACCGCGGCAGCGGCGAGCAGCGCCCACCCCACGCCGGCGAGCACACCGACGCCGGCCACCACGCACAGCCCGGCCAGCCACACGCGTCCCATGTGCCGAATGGTAGGCCCTCGCTGCGCTGATCCGTTAGCGCCAACCCGCCAACGAACTGCGCAAACCCAACCCGCAACCCTAAACCTCTAAACCTCTAAACCCCTTAGACCTAATAGGACTAATAAAAGATCTCCGGATCGGGAACCGTCAGCGGCCCCTTCACCTCAACCCCGAGCATCGCCAACACAACCGCGTAGAGCGGGGAGATGTCAGCCTCGGTGCTGCGGCGCACGAACGTGAACACCCCCGCCCCGACCTCCACCTTGCGGGCCATCGACACCGCCCGGTCCAACGAGTTCTGCCCGAGGTGATACAGCTGCGTCTGGTCGGCACGGTCCGGGTTGGGCGCATCCGAGATCCTGTCATACATGCGGCCACACGCGGCGGTGATGTCCGGGCCGTCGGGGGTGTAGACGTCAAAGCCCCGGTTGCGCAGCGGCACGATGAGGCTGTTGGCCGGGCGGCGTTTGTCGATGACTGTGGTGCAGACAGACGACTTCCACGCGTCGAGCAGCTCGAGCACCCGACCCTCGAGCCACTCAGTGCCCAGCGTCCCGACCGGGATCTTCTTACCGGGCTCGACGATCTCCCCGTGCCAATGCCCGTCGGCCCGCTTGCCCGACACCCCGATGTACGCCTGCCGCCGATCCTCGGTGATCTCCACCCCCAACGCCAGCGGTCCCACGATCGTGGAGTCGACGTCCAGGTGTTTGTCCCAGGTGACCTGGGGCAGCAGGGTCCACGTTGGCACGGTCTCCTCCGGTTCCCACCCCAGATACTCGGCGCAGAAGTCGACCAGCGGCAGCGAGTTGAACCGGGCCGCGATCTTCGCCTCAGCCGCGGTCACACCCAGCCCCGGCATGCACGAGCGCCACGTACGCGGATCGCCCGGATCGGTAGTCTTTGGCCCGCCAATGGCTGCGAAGTCGAAGATCGCCACACCATGGTTCACGCCGGCCTCCACCCGGGCCCGGCCGATGCGTCGCTTTTCCTTGAGATAGGTCCACGTTCCGGGCAGGGCCCGGGACAGACCGGGGATCATCGACGCGATCACGAGCTGCGACCAGTCCCGAGTGTCCATCGCCGGGCCCATGCTCAGCTCAGTGCGGAAATCCGGCCGCGACCACGCCTCGTCGATGACACCCAGATCGATCGTGTCGCCGGTGCCGCCCGTCTTACCCGTGGTCGAGATGGGCGACCAATGCGAGCCGTTGTGCCACAGGATCGCCTCACGGTTCAGCGCCAACCGGGGCGTGAACATGGACTTGATGGTGCGGGTCTTGAGCAGCCGGGCCAGGTGCACATCGCGCCACCGGAGCCGGGCCTCGTCGGCGGTCTGCGCCGTGTAGAGCACCCGCTGCGCACCCTCGGGCCACGTCGCGACGCAGCGGTGCGTCATCAGATCGAAAAGCCACTCACTCTTGCCCGTGTTTTGCCTCGGCCCGATAACGATCACTTCCGGATACGCCAGCAGCCCTGTCGCCGGGTCGATCTCCAACGCCACGTCCGCCATGTACTGCTGGTGGTCCATCAACGGCTTGCCCAGACGGCGCGCGATCTCCCCCATCCCCTCGCCCAACGTCTCCCGCCCCGGCGTCCGCGGCGTGCCGAACAGGGGCGGACACCGAAGCGGAGAGCTCGGCCGCATCATCGTCGTCGCCGTCAAGACGCATCACCTGCCCCATCACTACGCGGAGCTGCTCCAGCAGCTTGACCGTGGTCGTCGGCCCGTCGTCGCCACGGTCGTCGATCGTGCGGGCCAACTTCACGGCTATGAACACAAGCGTCGCGCGCCCGCCCACCGCAGCCTTGCCCAGTGTGCGCAGATCCTTCCGTACCGCCCGCTCGAGCTCGCCCTGCTTACGCCGCTCACTCACGACGCCGCCACGTTTAAACGATAAGGGCGCGTCGAGTCCTCAAGACCCGGAGAGAGAAGATCCGGGAGAG